ATGTTGAGTTTTCATCATTAGGCAAACTGATATCAAGAAGTTTAAATTCCCTTGTACCAGTTCTAAATCTTTCAGTTGATGTAGATGGTATAAAGAATGAACCTGCAACATATCCTTCTGTATTTGTAGTTAGTGTTGAACTACCTGATGGATGTGATGTTGCTCGAGCGTGTTCAGTACCGATATCAGTACTTTCATTTGCAATACGCTGAAATGTTTCGGCTCTTACCCAATTTGCAACCGGTTTGTTATCGAAGAATGCAAACACTTGAGTAGATGGTTTTAGACCAAATGCACGGAAGTAAACTTTTCGTGAACGCATATATGGAATAAAGACCTGATCGATTAAATGATCACGTACTAATACACGATCTGAACGATCACCAATAACTCTATCTGTTTGTGTTACTCTATCTCTGCCCTGATCAAATGTTCGTGTTCCAACTTGTTGACCCATACGAAGATTTACTTGTTGTCCAGTCCAGTTAAAGATAAAGTCATTAAATAATAATGGACGTTGAGTAGTTGATGGAATAACCCTTGTTTGTTGTGGATTATCTTTATCAGCAAGGTATCTTCGTTCTACCCAACTATCGTTGGTAGGTGATAATTCTAATAGACCTTCATTTACAACAACTGCAAATGGGTTAATATTTTCTGTTTCTGTAGCAAAGGGTTGTTCTATATAATTTACATGTGTGTATGTTTTATATACTGTATCACCTTTTAGTATTGTATTTGTAGATTTATCTGAATCATACTTAAGGTTGATATTATTTTGAGCTTGCCATGGACGTACAACTTTTTGTACTAAGTCAATACCAGCCTGATAATTTTCATCTTGTACAAATGAACGTGATTGATCTGTAAAGTTATCTACGAAGAAACCAGCTTTGAGTCTGTTATTATTAGATGCATCAAGTACTGCTAAAGTTTCGGTTGATACTTCAAGTAAGTTAAGAGCTGTTGTCTCTTCGAGATTATCGATACGGCTTTCTAACTTACCAATATCTGCCATTGTAAATCGTTTTGCAGGTATACGTTCTTTGCTTAGATCAGAATCATGAATCGTATATGGATTCATCTCAACTCTGTATAGTTCCATTGAGTTAGCAGGAACAGGTGGGAACTGAGGATTAAGATCTGGCTCAGATTCTAATACACTTATATTATTGAATCGGTCAATAACAACTCTTGCATTCTTACCTTGATAGTATGATACATCAAACTGAGTTGTATCTCTATCGCGAGGTAGTTCATTAATACGAGCGCCAGTTGAGAAATCACCTGGGAAAGTAGTACCTGGATTTACAGATGAACGAAAGTCTAATACGTTTCTTAATTCGTATCTTGTTCCATCAGTTGCTGTATAATTAGGAATATCATTATATGCGACTTGGCCTGTATATGAGTTAACTGCAAAGAAATCGCCACCAGCTTGGTGTGCAAAATACTTATATCGTACAAATATATTACCGGCCGGTGTTGTTTGACCTGGCTTCTTCTGCATTTTACCACGCTGATAATGAGTATCACGTTGACCATTATCTACTGTATATCGAGGCATAACACTTGTGCCATCTGAATCTACTGTGGTCAATCTTAAAACTTCATGGATATCAGGAAAATTAAGTTCTAAATGACCATCTGCATTTGCAGTTACTGTTTCAGTCGTTTCTGTTAAAACTTTGTTTCTTACTGATGCCTGTGCTTTATTAACAAAATAAGCAACATTAACAGTTGCGTTGTTATGAGATGTACCGATTTGAGCAGCTGTACCACCATTACCACCAGAAACAATTGATGGAGCAAATGCATTACCACTACTTGGGTTAGCACCTATCCATAAGTCATCGTCTGCAAATGTTTCACCTGGCGATGACAATGCAGTCAAAGTACCTTGACCTGAACCGTTTGTTGTTACGTTTTCTCTACGTTGTACAGTTAATGAGATATCTGATACGGCTTGTGGTCTGTCATTAGGAACAGGAAATAACATTACGTCATTTGCAGTTTCTCTAAATGCCGCTTGGCTATTATCTAAAATTACGTTGAAATAGTTTGTACCACTTGTACCAATCGAACGAGTGTTTTGTCTGTTATTACCTGGACTCATTTGTAAGTCAAAAAGATAAATTCTATAATTAGAACCATCTTCTGTAATTGCTCTTACACGTGCAGTACCAATAGTCGAACCACCATGTCCTGTAGCACTACGTAAATTTACCTTTTCAAATACACTAAGATCAGGTATACCTCTATTACCAGTAACTTCTAAATAGTTACCATAGTCGACTGATACGACATTGTTGTTTGACGAAATAGTTGTTCGTGGTTTAGAAATCGGTATACTAATTGGAGCATCTACTATAGATCTATATCCATCTACATATGCAACACCGCGGCTAACTTTATAATCAAGCTTAGTAGCATCTGAATCATTTGTTTCGAATGCTAGTTCAAAGCGTTTTGCAATATAGTTACCTGATTCCTCTTGTGTTCGTAATGCAAGAATATCATTTACTTTATTATAGTCTTCTATTCCTGTAACTTGTGTAGCAATGGCACCAGCTTGTATCTTTGCCACATATACAAAGTTATCACTACTTGTTAAATCAGCTTTATTCGCAATAGTTAAAGTTATACGATACCGATCAGCACCTGGACTTGAAGTATTAGGTGATACACCTTGGTTATCAAATAATGCGCTTGTATCAGCGGTTGTAATAATATCTTCTGTTACTTTAAAACCGATTGTAGCATCTGGATTGCCGGTATATTTAGAAAGAATAAAACTTTGAGCTTTTGCAAACACGAATCTATCGATTGCAAAGAAGTCACCAGCTGCAATAGAGACTTTCGTACCTACGCCTGTACATGGATTTGCTACTGTATCTGTAACCTGTACTTGTACTGTAGCCGGTCCACCTGTTAGAGTTTCCCCTGCACCTACACGTACGGGAGTAGTACCTGCTGTACCACCGGTTGTCGATGTATATCTTACATATAAGGTTGCTGGATCAGATCCAGTTGCATCAACCGCTTCTAATACTTCCATACCTATAGAAGTTGTACCAGATGTAAGTGTTAAACCTACAAAATTACCAGATGGTAATGATGCATCTTGTAATTTTACAAACTCATATGCGTTATTAATATTTACTGAACCAGGATTAACCGCAGCACCTTGATTAAATAAATGTTTACCCAAGCGACCTATCTCAGCCTGAGTGATTGTTTGCATTTGAGTCAGCTCACGTGCTTGAAGTGCCCGTCCTGAATTAAAGAGAATTCGATGATAGTTTGCACTATCTACAAAATCATCTTTATATGTCGTTGCAAAAGTATTTTTGTTAAATATATTGGGCATTCGTTATAACCTTATAACCTAATGATTATTTTGATATCTTCTGTAGCATCGTCAGATCTTGTTACAGCTGCTCTATTATCTATATAAAGTATCTGGCCTGTAGCCGGATCTACATCTCTTGCACTAAGTACATTAGCGCTATCAATAGTAGCATTACCTGATGCGTTTTGTTCGTTTATTACTTCACCGTTTTGAAAAGAAAGAAAACCAGTAGTTTCATTTTGATGATAGAATAAAGAATTATCATCTAATGTATCAACAACTGCTTTTGCACCTGAAGTATTACCAATAATTGTTTGGTCTCTTGTAAATGCTGCATTGATACTTGATATGTTCATCATCTTAAGAGCATTACCAGTATTACCTGTGTATATAGTACCGTTTGCTGAGTCTTTAATATTACGTACTAACATAATCTGTCTAAAATCGTTGTTAACGACCCAGTCAGAATCTTCGTCACCTGCTGGTTTGACATTAAACATAAGTGATGTACATTTTAGATCGTCTCGAGGATCAGCACCAAAACCATTCTTAAATGATATAATAGGTTCTGCAGTAGCATTAGTACCGCCTCCACCCGTGATACTAACTGATGCAAAGTCATATCCTGTACCAAATACTTTATTTCCACCAGATTCAGCCATTTCTATCTTAGAAATCGAACCACCGTCGATAAATGCTGTAGCCTTAGCGCCTGTACCATTACCTTGTATAGTAACAGAAGGAGCTGTTGTATATCCTGATCCAGTGTTTGTTAATCTATATCCAACGATTGCACCTGGTATTGCACTTGATTGAATACCAAATTGTGTAGTATCATCAATTGACGATGAAGAATCAATAGCATTAACTAATTTAACTGGTATAAAGTTAGACGCTTGGAATTTACTTTCTCTTAAAGCACCAATTGAATATAAAAACTTCCATGTGTATCCATCAGCAGTCATTATATGATCTGCTGTACCAGTAGGTTTGACTGTAGAAGTAACAGCTTGCCCCGCCGCATTTTTACCCTGTTCTAAACAGACATAAACATACTGTTCATCTGTATACACATAAAAAGGTTGTGCTGGAATTTGTGTAATATTATCGTCCCATGATGAATAAACTGAGCCTGATGACCAGTTATATCTTTCAACACAAAAAGATCTATCAGTAATAATCTTTACTGATTGCATAGAAAGTTGTGCGTTTCGTATTTCACGAATGTTCTGAATAGGATCAATAACTGTATCAGCTGAATCATAAGGTTCAGATTTACCAACCGCAACGTGATAACTCACTCCTGCACTATCTACATCGTTGATTAGAGTATCAATGACCCGTCTTTTAAAATTATCTGTAACTATTGCTGGCATTTATCTATCCTATTGTTTTGATGCTAGGTGCCAATTCGCACCAGTCCATATCATAAATCCGGCTTGATTTTGTGTAAATGTTGTATTTGTGCCGCCGGCAAAATTTGTTGGTTGTACTGTTGTTGTACCTGTACCATTATTTACAAAGTATTTTAATTCACCAATAACTGTACCGTCTACAACAAATGCTGTAAGAGGCGTGGATGAATTAAATATTGTAAGTGGTAGTTCAGCATCTACATTACCAGAAGCTGTCATAGTTGAACTAGTTAATGCAACACGTGTATCTAATAATACTGCTCCATTACCTTTACCACCAACCGCTAAACTAACATTAGTATCCGCTCCACCGGCATAAACTGATGGATTATATCCTGTATCAGCATTACCTATATCGACGTAGTTAACTGCATTTGCAATTGTACTATAACTTGTAATAGTAGCACCTGCTGTATCTACGATCTGATTGATCTTTGGAAAGTTAAGTGATGCTGAATCTAATATTTTATTGTGTAATGTTTGTGCATGTGTAGTCATAGCAAATGTATCGCTATCAACTAGACTTGGCAAACGTAGTTGTCGGTTAGCAGTTAGCGAACCTGGTACAATTTCATAATTGTGACTAACATCGTCATCTTTAATTGCCGGTGTTTTTAATTCTGCTGAATCTAATGTCTTCTTACTAAGAGTTTGTGTACTACCGTCTAAAACAACATTACCACTTGAATCTGGAAAATTAATAAGATTATTTTGAGTAGGGTCTGTTACTGTTACGATAGTCTTAAATGTATTAACACTATTACCATTAAAGTGAATACCATCAGAATCTATAAACAAGTATGGAGAAACCTGATCGCTTTCGCCAAGAAATTGATATATCTCTTGAAAGTTTTGATTTATCTTTGTACCGGCATTACGTAATGAGTCACCTGTACCGTCGTTTGCGGTAGCGCCAGTATTAATAATTTGTCTAGCCATGTTATCTCTCTTTAAAAGTTATCACTATTTATAATAGTTTTAGAAGAAGTCGTTACTAAAATTAAGAAGTAATTGGTTATTACTTGACATTTTAGGATATGATGCGTCACCTACAACGTTATCTTCATCAAATGTTTGCGATCCTGCATTTGCACCTTCTGCCAATGTATCAAAGTTATTATCGAATTCTTGTAGTGTCATATTACCACCTTGAAAGTGTGCTAGTTGCAAGGGGGCAAGTGTAAAAGTTTGTTGTGTAGGTAAAATTTGTTGAACTATATGATTAGTTGCATTAAATGCGATTGTAGCAACATCCGCAATACCAGCATATATTGGACCTGTAGAATCCGCAATGCCAGGAGGCATGATTAAATAATCTGGTTCTGCAATACCTACGATTTGAACTTCACCAGCAACATACATACCTGCCGGGTGGACAAATAATTTATATATGTCTCTCCAAGTGTCTATAGGTAATGTAGACTTAACAAGTAATGCATACTTCTGGTATAGCTTATCATCTGTTATATATCTTTGATCATCAGGTCCAATACGTGATGCTGATACCGTGATCTCAGGAGCATAAGGAGTTATGCCAGCATTATGATTTGCTTTTTCTTTATCTAAGTCATGAACATTACCAACAATAAAAACATTTTCTTTTGTATATTTTACATCTACAAATGAATTAAAAAATACTCTAAAGAACTGTTCGATACTATACTTTGTACCTTTTGATTTATATAGAGTGCTTGAATAGTCAGCGGCTTCTCTTTTATTTGTAAAGCCTTCAAAGTATTGTTGACCTAATAATAATTCATCTTCTATAAATGATAACAGGTCTATATCAACTTGTGTAATATCACGATTTAAAAACAATTCGTCAATAAGTTTTGTTGGTGATACATCACTATCAGCATAATCATAATATGCTTCAATAAAAGATGCAAATTTAGGATATTCTGATTGAAAATATTCAGGCAAAATATTATTAACGTGCTTCTTATCTTGGACCGATATAGCTCGCCGATTAATATCGCGTAATGTTTTATCTAATGACATGTTAGCTCGTTGTGACTATTTGTGCTTGTACGAATGATGGAGCATCATCGAATACAACAATTTGGTTTTGTCCAGGTGAAGATACAGACATATTTGCTGCATCAGCGGTTATTTTAATATAATTATTACCACCTATAATACTATCTACTCTAATACCAACTAAGTTTATAATACCAGTAGATGGAGCATATTCTCCTATATTATCTACTAAAACAGTATCAGTTGAAGTTGCATGCAGTTGTAGTTTATAACTATCTAATTTATTTCTTATTTCAACACGATTACCATCTACAAAAAATGGTGTAGACCTTATAACAGTCTTTTCGTCACTTGGTTCTGCAATAGGTGATGCATATCTAAGTTCTACTGATTCTGTAGTACCAATAAAAGGTACAAATCTTTTCTGTAATTTAAGATCGGCTCTTGATGATAATACTGATGGGTCTACGTCATCAACAAGAGCTAACATATTAGATCTACGAAATGACTGTTCAAACAATCCTGTATTATCAGTAAAATAGTTTGTAACTACATCATCAACCCTATTCTGAATCTCTTGAACAGATGAAGATGTAAACTTAGGATTAAATTGAAAACGTACTTCTGTTTCAAGGAACGTAATATCAGGATCTTGAAACTTAATATCAAACGTAATAACCTGTAACTGCTTTCCTAATGCAAGAATATCACCCTTTGTTTTATCTATGGTTGCTTGAGTTACATCATCTTTAAATACGATTGACATAAAAACTACACCG